CTACCGGCGCGATCATAGATGCGACGCCGGAACCGGAAGACGTAGACGCAGAGGATGCGACCTGATGGCCGATCTGAACTTCAGCCTGCTGCCCTGGCAGCAAGACGTCTTCAAGGACACGACGCGGTTCAAGGTCATCGCGGCGGGGCGGCGCTGCGGCAAGTCACGACTGGCGGCGACAACGCTGTTGATAGAAGGTCTGCGCTGCCCGCAAGGATCCGCGGTGCTGTATGTCAGCCCGACAATGGGGCAGTCAAGGCAGATCATCTGGGATTTGCTGTTGGATTTGGGTAAGGAGGTGATCCAGTCGAGTCACGTCAACAATCTGGATATCACGCTGATTAACGGTGCGCGCATCTACGTCAGGGGCGCGGACCGACCGGACACGCTGCGCGGGGTCAGCCTGACGTATGCGGTCTTGGATGAGGTAGCAGATATCAAGCCGGAGGCGTGGGAGCAGGTGATACGGGCCTCTCTGTCAGACAAGAAAGGCCGCGCCATCTTCATCGGCACTCCGAAGGGGCGTAATTGGTTCTTCGATCTGTTCAATCTGGGCAAGAACGAAACGGATACGGATTGGAAGTCTTGGCATTTCACGACAAAAGACAATCCGATGATCGACCCGGATGAGATTCAGAGTGCAAAGAAGACGCTATCGAGCTTCAGTTTCAAGCAGGAATACATGGCGAGCTTTGATACCGCGGGAAGCGACGTCTTCAAAGAGGAGTGGCTGAAATATGGCGAAGAACCCGAAGTCGGCGGCTACTACATCGCGTGTGACCTCGCGGGATTTGAAGAAGTCGCCAAGCAAGCGGCGAACTCGCGTAAAAGGCTCGACGAATCCGCTATCGCAGTGGTCAAGGTTACTGATGATGGCAAGTGGTGGGTTAAAAAGATTGACCACGGTCGTTGGGATATTAAGGAAACGGCGTCAAACATCCTGATGGCGATCAGGGATTACCGTCCGGTAGCGGTGGGGATCGAGCGCGGGGCGTTGAAAAACGCGGTTTTGCCGTATTTGAGTGACTTAATGCGGAAAAGTAATGTATATTCCCACATTATTGACCTGACGCATGGCAACCGCAAAAAGGCCGACCGGATCATCTGGTCGCTACAGGGCCGTTTCGAGCATGGTCGGGTGATCCTCAACAGTGACGAGGACTTTGACGAATTTATAGACCAGTTGTTGATGTTCCCCGCGCAGGGCGTACACGACGACCTGCCCGACGCGCTGTCTTACATAGACCAGTTAGCGATAACGTCGTATTTTGAGGAACAGGAAGACACCTGGTCACCCATCGACGTAGTGTCGGGAGTCTAATAATATGGCGTTTGAAAAAGACAGCGAAACCGGCGACGAGAACGGCGTCACCGGCGAGTATGAATACGAGCAGCCGAGCGAAAATGATCGCGAGCTGACCTCCTTCGTTATTGACCACTGCGACCGCTGGCGCACCTATCGCGATACAAACTTTCTGGCGTTGTGGGAGGAATACGAGCGCATCTTTCGCGGCCAATGGTCGGCGCAGGACAAGCTGCGCGACTCTGAACGTAGCCGCATCGTCACACCGGCCGCGCAGCAGGCGGTGGAAACGCGGCACGCGGAGATCATGGAAGCGATCTTCGGACAGGGCGACTTCTTCGACATTGAGGACGACCTGCGGGATGTGAACAACAACCCGCTGGACGTGGAGATGTTGAAAGCGCAACTGATGGAAGACTTCAAGGTCGATAAAATCCGAAAGGCGATCGACCAGATTGAGCTGATGGCCGAGATTTACGGCACCGGCATCGGCGAGATTGCGGTGATTACGGATAAGGTGTTCGTTCCAGCCACGCAACCGATACCGGGGCAGATGGGGCAAGCGGCGATTGGCGTGCGGGAGAAGGATCGCATCGGCGTCAAGATCGTGCCGGTCAATCCCAAGAATTTCCTGTTTGACCCGAACGGCACCAGCATCGACGACTGTCTTGGTGTGGCGATCGAGAAATATATTTCCATCCACAAGATCGTCAAAGGGCAGGAAGACGGCATCTACCGCAAGGTAGAACTCGGCACTGACTCGGAAGACACCAAGCTGGAGCCGACGCAGGAGATTACGCAGTATCGTGACGACAAGGTGCGTCTGTTGACCTATTACGGTCTGGTGCCGCGTGAGTTGCTGATGAGCACCGACGACAATAAGGATATTGTCGATCTGTTTCCAGAGAGCTCGGCACAGGACGAGTATTCTGATTTGGTTGAAGCCATCGTGGTCATCGCTAATGAGAGCGTGCTGCTGAAGGCCGAAGAAAGCCCCTACATGATGAAGGATCGTCCGGTGATTAGTTACCAGGACGACACGGTGCCGAACCGTCTACTCGGGCGCGGCACGATTGAAAAAGCCTACAACATGCAGAAGGCGATCGACGCGCAAGTGCGGTCGCATCTGGATTCCTTGGCGCTGACGACCAGCCCGATGATCGCGATGGACGCGACACGGCTGCCGCGGGGGGCGAAGTTTGAAGTGAAGCCAGGCAAGGCCATTCTGACTAACGGGGCGCCAGCAGAGATTCTGTATCCGTTCAAGTTTGGCAGCACTGACGGCAACAATCTGGCGACGGCCAAGGCGTTCGAGACCATGCTGCTGCAAGCGACTGGCACGCTGGACTCGCAGGGCATGGTTAGCCAGGGGAGCCGCGACGGTGCGGGTATGTCGATGGCGGTGGCGACCATCATCAAGAAATACAAGCGCACGCTGGTGAACTTCCAAGAGGATTTCCTGATTCCGTTTATCCACAAGGCGGCGTATCGGTATATGCAGTTTGACCCCGAGCGTTATCCGTCGGTGGACATGAAGTTTATTCCGACCGCGACCTTGGGCATCATTGCGCGGGAATACGAGCAGCAGCAGTTTATCGGTCTGTTGCAGACCTTGGGGCCGAACACGCCAGTGCTACCGCTGATCCTGAAGGGCATCTTGGGCAATTCAAGCCTGTCGAACCGCTACGAGCTGATTGCCAAGCTGGATGAAATGTCGCAACCAAACCCGGAAGCGCAGCAGATGCAGCAGATGCAGCAGCAGTTGGCGATGCAGTCGGCACAGTCACAGATTGCGCTCAACACCACGCAGGCCGAGCAGAATCGGGCCGAGGCGCAGAAGTTGCTCACCGAAACGCAATTGATGCCGAAGGAAGCGGAGGCCAAGATTTTGGCCTCGGTGACCAAGAATCTGCCGAGCGCGGATGATGCCAATAGCCGCGAGTTTGACAAGCGGGTGAAGATCGCGGAACTGATGCTGAAGGAAGCCGACATTAAGAATAAGAGCAAGATCGTCGAGCTGCAAATGTCGAAGGCCAAAGATAACGTCGCTAGTATTGAGGACGCATTTATTACTCAATTGTCATCAGCATTGAAATAATGACGATACAAAACCTAGATACGTTTGCCGAATCAATACTAGGCATGGCGGTTGAGCAAGACTCTGCAATACGACGCATTAAAATTGCAAATAATGTGCACGCTGTAGTTAGGCAAACACTTGTTGTAGACGCGCTAAAACAAATCGAAGCAAGCGTTAAAAAACGCTACGACACGGTGGGTAAGGCAATTGCACAGCGCGTATCTGAAATTCAAGATGGGCGCAACGGTGCAGACGGTGCAAACGGGAAAGACGGCCAAGATGGTAAAGACGGACTACCGGGGCCAGCGGGTGTTGACGGCCGCGATGGTGTAGACGGTCGCAATGGCGAGGATGGGCAAGATGGTGTATCTGTCACCGATGCTAGGTTAGACTTTGATGGCAGCTTGGTTATCACGCTGTCTACCGGAAAAGAAATAAATGTAGGTGATGTTGTGCCGGAAGAATTGGCAAAAACAATTCACGTCATATCTGGCGGGGGTAGCTTTCAAAAGATCATTACTTCTGGCACTGCGGCCCCCTCTGGGGGAGTTAATGGCGATATTTATTTGCAATACGCATAGGGTTTTGAAATGTTAATTCAAGCCAGCACCAACGATAAGATTCAAGTAATTACCTCAGATGCAGGAACGGTAAAGATTCACGCATCTTGGGTTGATGCTGCATCTGGCACGTTTACGCCGGGGCGCACAAATACGGCATCAATTACAACCGCCGCAACGACAGATGTTGTTGCGGCCCCTGCTGCCAGCACTCAGCGCACCACAAACTTTTTGAGTGTGAGAAATACGGATGCAACGGTATCGCAGACGATCACCATTCAACACACGGACGGAACAACCGTTGAGCCGATATTTGTAGGAACAATCGCCGCAGGTGAATCTGTGGTGATGGATAGAACTGGTGTGTTTACTTCGTATGCCAATACTGGCGTGATTAAATCATCGGCGCAAACTGGTTGGTTGTTTAATTCAAACACGGCTAATGTCACTGGTTTTGCTGCCGATACTTATCTTGCCGGATCAAGCATTTTGATACCGCCGCAAAACTTTAAAGCGGGAACAGGTTATCGGTGCCGGATCAGTGCAACCAAAACAGCAGCAGGAGTTGCTGGATTGACGGCAACGCTTAGAGTGGGTACAAACGCATCCACCGCCGATTCATCTTATTTTGCGTTTAATCTTTCTGCTCAAACTGCCGCAACAGACACGACAT